GGCAATCATCTCACACCTAGCGAATTTGTTTATATGCTTCTTAAAAGTGAAGGAGACAAACAAGTTCAAAAGTACTTAGAAATTTTACCCGTTGACAGAGAAAAACTACAGACACGAGGCTTTATTAAAATAATGCCCGATGAGTCACTTACACTCCGTCAAAAAGCGTTGGATTTGTTTAAAGTACGAGGTTGCGAAGATTGTTGGAATCAATTTGCAATTGCCTATCCTATGAAGGATGGAAGACGTCCTTTACATAATGATATGAAGCGTAACAAGCTTAAATACATAGCATTAATAGAAAGGAACCCTGACTTGCATAAAACTATTATAAAAGCAGTGGAAGCTGAAAAAGAAGATAGAAAGCAAGCCAGTTACACTAATGAATTTCGTCCACAGTGGAAGATGATGTCATCATATCTAAACCAAGAAGCTTGGACTATGTATGAAGGCATTGAAGCTCCCAAACCTTCGGACGAACAAAACTATGGAGGAGATTTAATATGAGTGAAGACCACAAAGCCTTACCTTGGCGCCACATATCTAAAGCATCTAGTGCAGCACTACGCTATATAGATGGTAGACGTAAAGGTGAGATTAAATCTCTTGCTACACCTTGGAAAAAGTTTAACAACATTTCTATGGGTGGTATCGAATGGCAGACTATCACAACTATTGCTGGTATGTCTGGTAGCGGTAAAACCGCAGTGCTAGGTCAACTTGAGACAGGATTGAAAGATCTTAACGAAAAGGATGACTTTGCAATACTCTCATTTAACTTTGAGATGCTTTCTTCTCGGCTAATTGGCCGTAAACTTAGTAATAAGATGAAACTTACTACACAGCAACTATATAGTGCGTCAGAAAACTTTAAGTTGAATGACAATTACTATATGAACGCAGTACAAGAAGCACGCAAGTTAAATAAGTATGATATAAACTACGTAGATATACCAGGTAGTGTTAAGGCTCTAGAGGCAACTATATTAAAGTTTTCTAAAGAGAAAGACAAACCTGTTATAATTATGTTAGATCATACTCTTCTTGTAAAAAAGGTTGGAGGTGCACAAGATAGAGATCTTCTCTATGATTTGATGGCTATGTTTAATGGATTAAAGAAAGTTATTAGAGTGTCATTTATTCTAATATCTCAAATGAACCGTAACATAGAAAATTCAGAGCGCATACAAAATCCTGATTTACATTACCCTAAGAAACAAGACATCTTCGGTGCAGATGCATGTTATATGTATTCTGACATTGTGGTGGTAACACATCGCCCAGAGATGCTTGGTATTAGGGCATATGGCCCAAAGAGATGGCCTACAACTAATGCTATATTTTGGCATTACTTGAAGGTCAGGGAGGGCGAGCCTTGCATTGCACTTATGGAAAATGATTTGGCGCATAATCAAATATTAGACGCTAAACCAGCAAGCTATTCGAGCAATGAAAATCAAGAAGTACGAGAAGAGAGTGTCAGCGATACTACTCAACAAGGCTAAGGCTAGAGACTGCGATTACGTTCTATATGGTTTTATCTTATTGGCTTACAATATTGATATAACAACTCTAAGCACTAGAGATTTTCTAAAAGGTTTACACAGCAAACAATACCCGTCTTTCGAGGGGGTAGGACGTTGTCGTCGTAAACTACAAGAAAAACACAAAGAGCTTAGAGGTACCAAATGGAATGCAAGACACGCAGAACAAGAAAAAGTAAAAACCGAAATAAATCTATTTTAAATGGCACAAGAACTATTAATAGTTGGCGCAAGTGGTACAGGGAAATCCACTTCAATTGCAAATCTAAACCCTGAGTCCACATTCATTGTTAACGTAGCTCGTAAGGCGTTACCATTCAAAGGATGGAAGACTAAATACCCTACATTCAACAAAGAGAATCCCGACGGTAGATTTCACTCTAGTGATGTCCCACACGAAATTCTTAAATGTTTGAATTACATTAATGATAAACGTCCTGAAATAAAGACGATTGTTATTGATGACTATCAATACACTATGGCTAACGAGTATATGCGTAGAGCTAACGAAACTGGTTTCAAAAAGTTTACTGAGATTGCTCAGAATGCTTGGTCGATAATCAATGCAGTTAAATCTATGCGTGACGATTTGCTTGTAGTATTTATGATGCACTCAGAAGTTACATTCGATGCTCACGGTAACAAAGTTACTAAGGCAAAGACTATCGGTAAAATGATGGATAATGTAGTTACTCTAGAGGGTATGTTTACTATTGTATTGTATACAGACGTTACTAAGAGCGAAACAGGTATGGACTATTCATTCATAACACAGAATGATGGCGCTAATACAGGTAAAGCTCCTAAAGACATGTTTGGGTCTGTTAAAATTCCAAACGATTTAAACTTGGTAGCAGAGGCTATCGAAGAGTATAACAATTAATTAATTTCTAAAAGAGAGAAAAAATGTACGGAAGTAACGTAGAAAGTAACAGTACTGGTGGAGTAATGCCAGCAGTAGGTATTCAAGAGAATTGTGAATTAGTAAATGTAACGCTTAACATGGATCAAGGCGGAAGACTTGACTTTGAGTTTAAGCAATCTAATGGTGCATCAGTGAAGCATGCAGAATTTCCTGCTAACCCAGATTATGGTGATGTAGAAAAGCAAGCAACTGACGTATCTCGTCGTGTAAAGCATATTGCTACTAAGTTTATGCCTGAAGCAGATTTTGTTATAGACAATGTAACAACATTTGCAGAGTATGGTAATAAAGTTATTGCTTTGTTTGGTAAGAAGTATGCAGGTAGAAAGTTTAGAATGCTATTTATCTACAAAGGTAAGTATGTATCTCTTCCTAAATACCCTAACTTTATCGAGCCTATGGAGATAGCTGCAACTAGCACTAACATCTATATCTCAGAGTGGAACAAGAAGAAACTTGTTAAGCGTGAGCCAGACGCTGCAGTAGGATCAAACCCTACAACAGTATTAGCAACAGGAGGATCTGATATGCCGTTCTAATGTACGGTAGCCGAGTAGTAGAACTTAGTGATGAAGAGATTCTAGGGAGAATTAACTCTCTAGACATCTTTTCGTACTACATAGGCAAAGATTTTAAATACGGGAGAGCTATGTGCTCTCCTTTACGTAAAGATAGATCTCCGTCTTTTACAGTTTTCAAACATAGTAGCGGTAAGTATTTCTTTAAAGATTTCAGTACAGGCGAGTCAGGTGATTGTTTCACCTTTCTCACCAAACTGTTTGGCCTAAAGAGATTTGATACTTACAGGTTGATAGACAATGACTTTCAGCTTGGTATCTCTACTAAATCTTTTACAACACCTACTAAACAATATGTAGGTGAGCACATAAAAGAGTATGAAAACATAAAACCATCTACTACTACAATACAAATTAAATCACGTCCCTGGAATACCCAAGAGGATAAAACTTTTTGGTCTAAATATGGAATATGTTGTAAGATACTTAGTAAATATAATGTACGAGCTGCCGCTAATGTGTGGGTTAATGATAACCTTATTGTTAGCAGCAATCGTTACAATCCTATTTATGCTTATCATTTCCCTAATGGAAAAATGAAAATATATCAACCATATAGCAAATTTAAATGGTTAAGTAATACTAGCGTGTCTGATCTACAAGGGTTGAGCCAACTTCCACTTCGGGGGGACACGTTAGTTATTACTAAATCATTAAAAGATGTTATGTGTTTGGATGTATTTGGAATACCCTCTGTGGCACCTTCGTCAGAAAGTTGTGTCATTCCTGCAGATGTTGTTAAGGACTTAACTGACAGATTTGCAAGAATATACATATTATATGACTTTGATCGCACTGGAATATCTTTTGCTAATAGACATAGGAAACTGTATGGATTTATACCGTTATTTTTCACTAATGGAAAATTTAATACCTTTGACTACAAATCAAAAGATTTTTCGGACTTTATAGCTCTTAATGGAGTTAGAGGTGCGGCCGAACTAATAGAATATGTATGCCAAGAGGAATATTTATACCAGGGAACGTCCCCTCAAGAAAGAATGGTAGAAGATGGACAGGACGATATTTTATAGTGTCTAAGCAAACTGCTAGATATTATAAAAATAGTAAAAAGTATTGGGTTGAAAATAAGA